TCTACTTCTTTAGAAGTTTTCTTTTCTTCTACTTTAGCTTCCTCAGCTAGAAAGTTTTTGAAAGCTGTCTCGTAAGAAGTTTCAGTTGAAGTAATAGGGGTAACAGGTTGGAAACCAACGAAGTTTTCTGAGATGATTTGTTTTTGTTTTAGTACTTTAACCGCTTCATCTTTAGTAGCGTGGTTAGTTACTAATTCAGGGAATAATCTTCTAGCAGACTTTAAGAACACGTCAGCGTGGCCTTTACCTTCCTTTAATAAGTTGTATTGTTCTTGTAGTGTTTTCATGATAATAAATAAACCACTTCCTAAGGTAAAAGTTCCTACACAGTTTTTAGGTGATGTTGAATCATACCCACCACTACTAACTGGTACAGTTTCTAATGTAAAATAAGAAGATCCTGATAGAGGGTTATCAATAATATAAGTAGTAGAAACTCCAGCACCTATATTAGCAGGTTGGAGTTCAATACTTTGAGTTACTGATACATTATAATTTGCCATTATTCTTCGTTTTGAGAGAACATTTTAATCATATCATCAATATAGTCAACTGCTAAATCCGTTGAATACACTACAGAGTATGACGTTGGGTTTTCTTTATAAAATTGTTCTGTCTCAACTCTAGCATCATCTACTAATGCTTTAAATTGAGCTAATTTATCCGATATATCGTCAAAAGCACGAAGGCGTTCCTGTTGGAACGCTTTGTTACTTGGTTTATCTTGTTCTTTTAACTTAAATCGATACATTATTTTTCAAATAATTGTTTTACCTCTATACCTTTAGCCTTTTTACGTAATTCTTTTTTATTAACTGGTTTATAACCTAGTTTATAATAGTATTTAACTGGTTTTTCACCAAAAGCATATTTTGTATTATATGAACCAGCAGCACCTGAGGTTGATACCTCGTCTACTCCTTTCATTCTAGCATACTCTTCAGGGTATTCGTTTCTAAGGTAAGTTCTTAGTTGATTTCTTAGTTTACGAACGTCGTTGTAATAATCTTTAAAGAATGGATCTTTTGTTTTTAAAGCAACACCTTTAGCATCATCCAATAATTCAGATACTTCTTTATATAATTCACTAAAGTTGGCTGTATATTCTACAGACCAAGTCATTTGCCCAGTTTCTGGGTCAACATTAGTTAAGTCGGTTTTAAATCCTTTCTCAGCCATTTGCTTTTTTAACTTCTTCAATTAAGGAAACGTATTGCATTAAGTTAATAATGTCGTCGCTCTTAACTGTAGCTTTTTTATCTAATTCAACTAATAATGAAATAACCTCATTTAACTTAATTTTAGTTACCTCATTTGAAACAGCTGAATTTAGCTCAGTTAAAGATACTCTAAATTCGTTAATTTTATTGTTGTAGAAGTTTTTAAGCGTAGCTGCTGAATCAACTGAGTTGATAAACTCTTTAAGAATTTGTTTTTGATCAGGGTGTAAGTTAGTGTACTTACCGTTGAATTTTTCTAATAAAACTTTATAAGTTAAGATTCTAGTATCTTTATCATACCCCTTAAATTCTTCGATTATGTTTTCTTGATTAGTAATCTCTTTAGAATTTTCAATTTCAACTAACGTATAGAAAGCAGCGTATGCTTTATAATGAGGAATTTTATGTGAAAAGAACGCCTGAGTATCATAGTGTTCTTTAATTTCTTTGATTAGATTATATTTTTCTCTTTTAAGATTAGACCTATTTAATTTTCTAGCACTTTCTAAAAGAGTTTGTACTAATAGATTTGCTCTAGATTCTACTAAATGTGTATTTTTAGTTAGAGCCTCATAAAGTCTAAGCTCTTTGCTTAGCTCACCCTTACTAAAATATTTTTTAATAATATTTAAGGCTGATGACTCAGTCGAGTTCAAAGTATCAGCGGTTACTTGGCGGACAAGTAACTCAAAGAGGATACCAGTATTTTTAAACTTTGAATGTTTAACTTCCATTCTCAAATTGTTTATTATAAATATATAGGGATATTTTATTCTTTAATTTTTGACTCGTCTAGTAGTGATTCCTTGCGTTTATCCGCTGTATACACTAAATCTTTCCCTAATGATTCAATTAATTGTTTATTCTTTGCGTATACCGTTTTAGCATTTTCCATTGCTAAAGAATTATTACGGGCCGGGTCATTATAGTCATCTTTCATACCAGCAGCCCCTAATCTATCTTTTCCGAAATTATCGTCTTGAGTATTACGTTTTGTAGCCTTTTCTTCAGGTCTTCCTAAAGGTGATTTTTCATCATAACCATCAGGTACATTACCTGGATCTGATGCCATTCTACCTTGACCATATAGTGAAGCTAAATCGTGAGGTGTACCATAAGACTTACCTGTCTCTAATGGGTCATTACCTTCAGCTTCAATTTGAGCTCTTCTAAATTTACGTTTTTGGTCCTGGATGATTAGGTCTCTATATTCATCGTATTCGTCTTCACTTAAGTGGAAGATATGATCATAAACCCAATCAGTAGGTAATAAATTACTTTCCATAATAGAATTAGCTAATGCTACTTTTTCAGTTAACAATGCAATTCTTTCTTGATCGTAAATAATAGAAGGAGTAGTTAAACTTAGTTCAAAGTTTACTAATTGATCGTCTTTAAACCCTTGAGCATATAAGTGAACTAAAGCGATTTTATATAATTCAGATACTACAATACGTTTTTAGGGACTTTAAGAGCAGCAAATAGTTTATCTCTTAAGTATTCTACATCTTGAATACCATCGTATTGTAGACCGGGTGTGGTATCAATTTTAGTAGCGCTATCATTACCTCTAACGGGGATGTAGAAGTCTTCAAGCATATTTTGTACGTTATATTTTAAGTTGTACTCACCTGTTTTCTCATCCATGTGTGGGGTACGCTTCATTGTAGAAATAGTTTTCTGCATGAAGTTTTCTACCTCCGCAGGTGGAATACCACCTACATTCATATAGAAGATACGTTTTTCAGGAGCACGTACAATTCTATGGATTAACATAGCATCCTCCATTAACGTATATTGCTTAAATAGCTTACGACCTGGTTCTAGATAAGAACGGCCATAAGGTAAATAGTTTAAATCCGATAATAATCTAAAGTGAGCAATCTCGTAATTATCAAACTCAACTTGGTTTTGGTTTTGTTGGTTTGGAGAGTAGTAATAACCTGAACTACCACCGAAATAACCTTCAGGGTTATAAGTAAATACTACTTTAGTTGGGTGTTCAGGATCAAAGTTTTCTTTTCTTTCAATATGGTAAGCAGAATAAGGGATTACATTATAAACACCAAACTTTTCTGAGATTTCTAGTTTTAGGAAGAAATCACCATACTTACACATTTGACGAATCCACGACCATAAATTAAATTCAATATTTAATACATCGTAAAATAGGTTATAAAGAATTTTTTGTACATCATCATCAGCACTTCTAATTTGAAGTACTTCACCCATATCATTTCTGTATCCATCCCGTCATAATCTGAGTATAACTGGGTTCTTAGATACTGATAGTTTAGGTTAAAGTTAGCACCATATAAAGAGGTTGATGCCGGATTTTGATAGATACCTTTAAACCTATTCATTAAGGCGTTTGTTTCATACTCGCCTGAGGTTTGGATTCTATCAGCATCAATTACTTTTAATTGATTGCCTCCTTGATTTCTAATGACTACGTCAGTAGAAAATAATCTTTGTAATCTTGAAAAGAGTGTTAAAGGAGCCAACTAATATCCTCTTGCTTACCACCGCCTATATCTTGTTTATATGGGTTTTGCACTTGAGAACTATTTATATTGTACACTCCTTGGTAACTTGTTTTTCTTGAAGTAATATTATTTAGAGCAGCTTTAGTTAAATCAAGACCTTGTTGTCTAAATTTAAATGCTGTATCACGCATAAACATAGCAATAGAAACTTTCATTTCACTTATTAATCTACTAGATTGTATTGTAACTCCTCTGTCGCTAATGTATTCTTGGAACTTACCAATAGTCATAGGTCTAGTTCTTGAAGACATAGTAAAGCCAGCAGTCATTTTACTAGTATCCATATATTGATCAAAATACGAATCAGCTGTTATATTTCCACTTTTAGGTGAGTAATAAAGGTTAGGATAATTATTATCTATTAATACTTGTAAAGTAGCCCAACCAATATTAGCATTCTCTACTACCATTAAAGCATTATTATACTCAACCCCAATTCTAAAAAGTAATTCACCATATTCTTTAGTACCGATTTGACCTTTATATTCTGCTACCTGAACGTTAGCTTCAACATCAATGATATGGAATGCGGAATAATCTTTACCATCGCCACGAGCGACATCAGCTACAACCATATATGATCTAGAGTAGTCAGCTGGCTCCCAAATCCATAAGTTTTGGTCTACACCTCTTCTCTCTAATGGTTCTTTAACATAAGTTTGCTCGTAAAAATCTATGTATTCAGGGTAAAAGACAATATCACCAGAGGTACTAAAGTCACAGTCACACTCTTGGGCTGCCATACGAGGATCACCTAGTAATTCATCCTGTCTATCTCTCCATGATTGGTCACGTTCTGGGTGTACAAACCAGGGCAATTTAATAGGTAAAAAGTCATTTGTACCCTCTTCTGCTCTAACCCACGTTTGATGAAACCAGTTACCAGTACCATAAGGAGTAGATAAAGCAATACACCCACCACCCATTTAATAATCGAAGGGTTAGTTTATTATCTTCAGCTGCATCAATTTTAAGCCAGGAAGGTAAATTATGGTACATAAATTTAACCTTCGTTACCATTGTGAAACAACATCATCCATAGTGAGTACCCCGCTGACAAAGTTGAAATGCCTAACTGACGAGATTTTAAAATAATAGAATATGGATTATCTTGTACTAGCCTAAGTACTTTTTCCTGGAATGGGTATAGGTGAAATTGGATTCTACCTCTTTGTGGGTGTTGTATTACTTTCTTTAAATCTTGACTCATTTACCTATCTTCCAGTACATGCGGACTGTATAGATAGGTTGAAAATCTGGGTTTAAACCTACTCCAAAACCGTATGCATTTCTTTTTTTATTAACGTATAAGAATTCACCGT